AATTTAGCATTATACTCTACTCTTGAAACTGAAATAACATCTTCAATCTTATTACTAATATCACATACCAATTCTATATGTTGATTTAAAATTTCTAAAACAACTTCATCCAGTTCTTTTTCTTGTATATAATGTTTATTACATTGTCTGGTATTATAATAAGTGCTACAGTAATAATATACTTTTTCCTTATTGTTTTTTATTTTAGTTTTCCTATATAGATTGGCACCACACTCTGAGCATTTTAAAAAACCAGTATATTTATAAAATTTTCCTTCTTTATTTACTCTGACATTTCTATTATATAAAATATCCTGTACTTGATTAAATATTTCTTCTTTAATAATAGCATTATGTCTTTTCTTTGAAACAACCCACTCATCTTCAGCAACTCTTACCATATTGTGTGTTTTATGACTTATTCTCGTTCTCTTACATTGAACAAGTGAGCCAATATATGTTTTATTTTGTAATATGGTATCTAACATTTTAGTATTCCATCTACGACTAATTCTACTAACTTTTATATTATACTTTTCTTTTAAATAAACACTTGGTGTCAAGATATTATTGTTAGTTAATTCTTCTACTATTTCCTGTTTGCTTCTACCTTTTAAAGCTAAATCAAATATTCTTTTTACTACATTTGCAGCGTCTTTATCTATAATGAGTTTATGTGGATCATCTGGATCTTTCAAGTATCCATAAGGAGCAATTTTTCCTATAAAATTACCTGACTTTTTGCTGGCTTTTAATGCTGTTCTCATTTTCTTTGATGAATCTTTAGAATAACTTTCATTTAGAAGATTTTTAAATGGTATTTCTAATGACTGCATTATATTAGGATTTTTAATAGAATCGACATTATCATTTACTGAAATAAATCTCAAACTGTATTGTGGTACTATTTCATCAATAAAATTTCCGACTTCTATATAATTTCTTCCCAACCTTGATAAATCTTTTACTACTACACCATTTATTTTTCTATTTTTAATATCATTAAGCATTCTTTTATATCCCGGTCTATTAAAATCTGTTCCCGTATATCCATCATCAACGTAGTCTTTATATACAATTATATCATTTTTGTCAAGTAAATAATCATCTATAAGCCTTTTCTGATTAGCAACACTATTTGATTCTTCTTCATTTCTTTCATCAAATGAACGCCTGCGATAAATCCCTATTTTCCATTTCTTCATTGATTTTTGCTTCCTCCTCTTCTAAATAATTTATTAATCCTAAATATTCATCTTGATATTTGAATTTAATGTCTAGGCTACCATCTTTTCTAACATAGATAACTTCTATTAATTCATTTAAGACTTCTTTTGAAAGATTTTTAATTCTTCTATTTCTCTTATAATGACCTATCCAATAATCATTTTTTCTGATTTTCTTTATGTTTTCCCTATATGTTGATGTATATAATTCTATGTCCTCATTTAACTTGGCAATTTTAGATTCGATTTCTTCAGATAATTTAATAAATTCACTTCTTTCTAATTTATCAAATTTCCATTCCTCATAATATTTTCTCTTTTGCTCTTTTAAATTAGATATTTTTATTTCTGAAATTTTTACATTATTTTTATATTCATTTTCGATAGAACTCTGATTATTCTTAAAATACAGTTTAGACAAACTTTTTTCTAATTCAATTACTAATTTCACTTGTACTTGAATTGCCTCTAATACTGCAGTTTCTAAATTACTCGTTTTTATCTTATGTGATGAACAAGATTTACTTACTTGCAAATAACTCATACAAAAATAGTTTGAAAGTTGTCGTTTGCCTCTAAAATCTTCTTGTTTGGTCATTGCTCTGCCACAATCGGCACATTTCAGTATTCCCCTAAATATTGAGTAGTTTATTGGTGTATTATGTGTTTTCTTTTTATCATTTTGCTTTATTATGGTTTGAACTTTATAAAAATCTTCTTTGGGTATTATTCCCTCGTGAGTGTTTTCAGAGCGAACACATTCATCTTCATCTTTAGAAATAATTTTTTTACATCCAAAAGTAGCCCTTGTAGTTTTTAATTGTACTAGATTTCCGATATACACTTCATTATGAAGCATTCTACCAATTGTAGATGTACTCCATAAATATTGTGACTTTATTTCAAAAGGTTCTAATGTAAGTTTTCTTTTTTTCCTCCTTTGTAATTCTTTTCTGCACAAAATTCCATTATCATTAAGATACTGGCAAATCGTTGGTCGACCACTCCCTGATAAAGCCATATCAAATATTTTTTTTACTACATCTACTTCGTTGTGATCTGGTATTAAATGATGTTTATCTTCTGGGTCTAACATATATCCATAAGGTGGAGTTCCTGCAACAAATTGTCCACCCTTTGCCATAATTTCATAAGCACTAGAAACCTTTTTTGACAAATCCCTTGAATAATTTTCATTCATAAGATTTTTTACTGGTACTATCAAACTACTTATTGATTCTGGGTCTAAATACGAATCAACATTATCATTTACAGAGATAATTCTTATATCATATATTGGAAATATTTCTTCAATATATTTTCCAACCTCTTTATGATTTCTCCCTAACCTTGATAAGTCTTTTACAATAATTCCATTTATTTTACCGTTTAATACATCTTGTAACATTCTTTTAAATCCCGGTCTTTCAAAATTAGTACCAGTATATCCATCATCAATATAATAATCTTCAATTTCTACATTTGGCAGATTTTCTATAAAAGATTCTATTAATGCCTTTTGATTTTTAATAGTATAAGATTCACTATTTTCTCCATCATCAAATGATCTTCTTCCATATACACCTAGTAGCCATCTCTTATTTTCATCATTTTTTCTACTCTGCTTTTTATTTCCACGACCTGCCATTTTCACCTCCTCCTTTCAAATTATGAATAAATCATAATTCAAATTTGTTTTTTTTACGAAGGTGGAAATTTTAGTTTTGCAGACTTGACTATCTATATAAATTTTTTAGTACATTAGTCAAACAATCATCAGCAGTTTTTTCTGTATCAGAGAACCTTATCCTTACTAATTTACCTTTAACTTTAAAAATATAAGGATTTTTTACTTTATTTAAAAAATCAAGTATTCTTTCATTACTTGATTTTCTCTTATCTATTTTAATGTCTGTTATTTCATCAACGTCATTAAGACTTACATCATCTAATGACATACTCTTACATTTTTCTAATTTTCGTTCTAATGACTTAATATCATATTTATTCATTATATATATCTCCTCTTTCTTATCTTTCTAACTTTTAAATCAAACTCATCACTTGATTTAAAACCAAAAATATCGCATTTAAGCAACACATCTTCAACCATCTGCATTGCTTCCTTGCGATTATTTGCTTTAACTTGTATATCATCAACTCCACCGTTACATATCACACTAACTATAAAGTCTTTTCTTTTTTTGAACATATCTATTTCCTTTCATTTATATTTATTAGTTATATCAAAAGCCTCTATCATTGCCTTATTTATCTCATCAATTTTTTCTGGCTCTATTTTACAAAGATATTCTTGTAATCTCTGCTTATCAATTACTCTTATTTGTTCAATTAAAATAATCGAATCGTGAGTTATTTTTCCATTTTTCTTAATAATAACGTGTGTAGGTAAATTAGGCTTTGAATTAACTTTACTTGTAATAGGTGCTATAAGCACAGTAGGACTATATTTATTACCAATATTATTTTGGACAATTACCACCGGTCTATTGCCACTCTGTTCACTCCCTATTATTGGATTTAAAGAAGCATAATAAATATCGCCCTTTTTTATATCATCTGTCATATTTTTCAACTTTATAGATAATTCGTGGTGGCTCTTGAAATAAGTTTAATATATTTAACTTTTTATTTTTTAAATAATCAGTCAATACTCTATCTACATCCTGTTTGGCTTTAACCATACTTTCTTGTGAATGATCCATTGTAGTTTCAAATATCAGTTTAATTCTCACTTTATATCTTTTTCTTTTCATATACATTCTCCTCCTTTATGTATAAAAGCCAAAGTATGGACATACTCAGGCTTAATTTATCTTTATTTTTATTTTGTTTTTATAACTGATATTTCTCCTCGAAACCCCTCAGTCTACGGGAAATCATCAAACGATTGACTGCTAATCAATCTCACGGGAATTCCACCCTCTTGAGGATCGCTCAAGACTGCCCCCATTGCGTGAGTCTGTGGCTAGGCAGGAGTATCTTTAACCCTGTTGTCTGTCTTGGCAATATTAGGAGCAACCTAATTTTATAATCAAGTATTTCTCGCTCGCTTTTATATCTATAAAAGGTCTTGGCGTACTTATTAACGTGCTTATCCTCTCGGAATAACAACAGGAACGTATTTGATGAAATGAATATCAAATTTTCAAAGAACGTCCTGCCCCCCACTGAAAAGGAGAACAGGTGAAAGGGATAACTTACCCTCTCATCTGTTTCCTCACTTAAATAAGTTTTGTATAGTCTAAAATTTTAATTTTTTAGAAATCTTTTCTATTGCTATATCAACACTAAACTTTACTGCCATTTTCGTACAGTTTTCTTCTTGTGCAATTTCTTCAAAAGTCATATTTCTAAAATAATATTTTTCTAATCTCCTCTTTTGTGTTTCTGGTAATTCTTGAATAGCTTTTTTTAGTTCTTCAGTTAATATCTTTCTGACTACTTCATCATCTACACTCAAAGGCTTGTCCATTGCTCTATTGTTTAAATTATTTTCATATATTTCAGAATGTTCTATATGACGATCATATTCATTCAATTCCTTAATATCATCAAGTTCAAACTTATCAAAAGTTTTATATATTTCTTCGCTAACTTCTATATTTTGTAATATACCTTTACCATCTTTAAATGAAACGGTATAAACATTTCTTTCTTCACAATAATTTAATGTATAAGGGTTATCCTTACTTTTTCTTCTTTTTGGGCGATTTGCCATTTTTCTTTCCTCCTATCAATTTGAATTTTTTTAAAAACAAATTGATAAGGTGGATCACGGCACCCAATATTTATTGCATTAAAAGCAACAAAAAAAAGGTCAAACTCACCTTGTAAATAGGTGAATCTGACCTTATTCTTAACTGCATTATGTTGTTTATTTACTTTTCCCGGAGAGTGGTATTTTTCTTTCCCCATAGGCAATAAACCTCCATAAACGAACGCTATTGCCTTTCAGTTACACATAAAGTTATAAATACTACTCTAAACTTTTTGTATGTATAATTTTTAAAATTAAATTAGCCAGTAATAAAGAAGTCTATCTAAATAGAAAAACACTACATACTACTAATTTTTAATTACAATTCTATTTATTCACTACTACCACTTATCCTTCTTTCTATATTACATAGCACTAGGCAATGCTATATTGCCCACATTATACGACATATTACTCGAAA